AACAGTTCCCATCTGTTCGCTCACTGCAATATTGGTTTGACCGTACTATTGAGCCATCAATGTACTTATGGCCCGTTCCAAACAACGATTTTCAAATGTTCCAACTGATTGTGGAAGTCCAAATGCAAGACGTTGGGTCTTTAACAAACCAAATCTATGTGCCAGACCGTTGGATTAACTGTGTTCAAAAACAGTTATCGCACTCTATGGCAATGCAGTTACCTGGCGTTGACTTGCAGCGTATCCAGTATTTGGAAGCTCAAGCACAAAGAGCATTTTTACAAGCTAGTGAAGAGGACCGTGACAAGTCACCTATCTATTTCCAACCCAATATTTCTTATTATACGAGGTAATTAAATGTCAGTAATTATGACCTATGATAGCCTCGTTCTAAATGTACAACAGTACATGGAAAGAAATGACGCAGACTTTATTGCGCAGATTCCTAATCTGATTGCATTAGCTGAATCATCTATTGCGGCTGAGCTTAAAACATATCTACAATTAATTGTTGTAGAAACTAACTTAGCTACAAATCAAACCATTTTGAACAAGCCGTCACGTTGGCGCAAGACAGTGTCCATGAAAGTAAATGGACAACCTGTATTGCTACGTAGCCAAGATTATGTTGCTCAATATCTTTCAGAATCATCTGGTGGTCAGCCTGTTTATTACGCTGATTATGACTTTAACAACTGGAACTTTGCACCGGCGCCGAATCAGTCATATCCAGTAGAAATTATTTACTACGCTGAGATTCAGCCGTTAGATGCGTCTAACCAACAAAATCTGTGGACCGCCATCGCACCGCAAGCAATGCTTTACGGTACACTATTACAAGCTCAAGGTTATTTGAAAGCCTTGGACAAGTTACCAGTTTGGAAGCAATATTACACTGATGCAATTGGCGCGTTGAAAAAAGAAGATAATTCTCGTCGGATTGATCGTAACACCACTATACAAGAGCCTTAATATATGACTACACCCGTTTACGTCTCACCTTTTACAGGCACTGTTGTCACCCAAACAGATGTATCCTATTTTGCTTTAGCATTTAGCGCAAGTACATCATTAAATTGGCCATCAACTGTTAATGGTTCTGAGAACCCAGCCGCGCGCATTATTGACTGTGTTGCCTCTACTAGCGGGTTAACAATTGCGCTACCTGCAGGTAATCAAGGCACATTGGGCGCGGACATTCTGTTCCGTAACTTGGGCGCGTTCCCATTTGTAATTACTGACTTTTTAGGGGGTGCTAGTGTTACTGTTCCTGTTGGTATTTCCAAATATTTTTATTTGGTTAATAACTCCACTACCGCTGGTACGTGGAATAACGTAACCTTTGCAGCTGGCACATCATACGCCGATGCAGCTACATTGGCTGGCGCTGGTTTAACAACAGTTAATGGCAAGTTAGCAACAACTCAAAATCCAGTTGACATTACATCTACACCAACGCTTAACGATATGAGCCGCGCAGCTACATTCGTTTGGAACGGCGGTGCAGGCACATTTATTCTACCAGCAATTTCAAATTTATCTACAGGCTGGTACATTGGATTTAGAAATAATGGTACTGGCACATTAGCTATTACTCCAACATCTCCAGATTTACTTAATGGCCAAACCAGCGTTAACGTAAACCCCGGTGACTCTGGCTATATTCTATATGATCCAAACTCTGCAGGATTTATTACTGTTGGTTTAGCAAACCCACAAGTTACCTCGTTTACTGCGGCAACTTATGACGTTGATGCTATCCCTGGCAACACCTTTAATTTAACTAAGTTTGCACCAATCATTCAGACATACATCGCGCAGTCTGGAACCCGTACAGCAACCTTGGCAGTGACATTGCCTGCTATTACCCAAATTTATATTCTGGTTAATAACACCAATCAAACCGGCTACAACATTACATTCCAAAATCAAGGCAGTTCACAAACACCATTTGTATTGTCCGCTGGTTCTATTGTGACAATGTTAAGTGACGGCTCAAATTTATATCCTTTGACAACATCAACGGTGGGCCTTTTTTACGCCGCTAATGGAACTGCTGCACTGCCAGCGTTTTCGTTTAATAACGACACCCACACAGGCATGTACTTAGACGGTACCAGTATTTTAGGTTTGTCTGCTAATTCTACTGAATTGATTCGCATAGATAATTCAAACCCATCACAACCCCTAGTGACAGTTAACGCAGAGTTAAATGCAGAGTTAATTAGCGGCGGGGCGTTTTAATGGCAGCTGATAATACTCAGCAAGATACCTCACAATACACCTCAATTTATTCCCTTGCAATTCCGCCAGGGATTAAACGAGATGGTACGGTATTTCAAAACGACCAATACACCGACGGTGTGTGGTGCCGCTTTCAGCGCGGTGATGCTAAGAAAATTGGCGGGTATCGCTCAATCTTTCAAAGCCAAGTTGGTATTTATCGCGGTATGGTTGCACAGCCATACAACGGCGTAAACTACATCTTTGCTGGTAACTACCAAGAACTAGACGTTTTCACCACCGGCTCTACCTACGCCACTGGTAGCGGCCCATTCACGGTTAATATTTTACCCGGTACGGTACCATTTACTTTAGTATCACATACTAGTAGCTCTTTTACAATTGCTGGTAATGTAACTGCACAATTTCCAACAGGCACTAAAGTTATTTTTAGTCAAACATCACCTGTAACTTATACCACAACTACAGCAACATATACATCCCCAAATACGACTGTAAACTTTACAGGTACATTATCTGGTACACCAACAACTGTCTGGCTAAACAACACCCCAGTGTTTACAGGTGACCCAGATCTTCAAACAGATCCATCGGTTGGTAACTACACAATTACGTGGCAGTTTGATTCCCAGTTTAGCCCATTGGGTGGTGACCTAGCAATCTTTGCGCACCCAGGTAAAAACTTGGCAAACATTGACAACGGCGTTCCGACTCAAGTTCTTGTTGGTCCTATCACGCCCGATGCAAACAACACCTGGAGCTTTACTGGTTTATCAGATAGCGCCGGCGCCAATCCAACATACAAGCCAATTAGCGTAGATGGTGGTGTGTGCGTATTGTATCCATTTATTTTTGTGTACGGTTCACACGGCTTTATTGCAAACAATAACGTCAGTGGCATATACAATCAACAGAGTTTTTATGACTGGAACGGCCCATTAGCCAACCAAGTAAACGTAGCCTCGTCTAAGATTGTCAAGGGCATGCCAATGCGCGGCGGTACTAACTCGCCATCCGGTTTGTTCTGGGCAACTGACTCCCTCATTCGGGTGTCATTTAACTCCGCTGGCGCAACCGCTGGCGCAATACCATCGACCTATTGGTCGTATGATATTATTTCTAGCCAAATCTCCATCATGTCGTCTAACGCCGTGGTTGAAATGGATGGCGTATTCTTCTGGCTCGGTGTTGACCGGTTCTATGCGTATAATGGACAAGTAACTGTCCTTCCAAATGATAAGAACGTAAACTGGTTATTTGATAACATTAACTACGAACAACGCCAAAAAGTGTGGGCTACTAAGATTCCACGCTACAACGAGATTTGGTTCTTTTATCCACGCGGCACAGCAACAGAGTGCACAGACGCAATCATCTATAACGTAAAAGATAAGCTCTGGTACGATGCTGGTTCTGCAGTAGGTGCGCAGCGTTCTTGTGGTTACACCACTGAAATTTTCCCAACACCTATTTGGGCGGACTGGAATTACTTGCCAATCAACGGTGAGCCAAGCAAAATTATTGCTCACCCCGCAAGTTTACCCGCACCAACACAAAATCAATTTTATTTGTACGGTGATCGTACGTTTGACTTTAACCCTGGTACATCCGTATCTTTTGTAACGGGTCCTGCGTCGTTTAATCAAACCTATGTTGTTACAGCTAGTACAAACATTTACAACACGACCATTGGCACACCGGGTGTTACGTTGGTTACTATTGCAGAAAATTTTCCAACAGCGCCCGTACCCGGACAAAATATTTATTTTATTGAAGGTGGATTTAACATTTGGCAGCATGAATATGGTCTAAACCAAATTAATTTATTGGGTGAAACTGCTGTGTACTCCAGTGTTACTACCAGTGACGTTAGCTGGTTAACTGGTAACCCAAGCCAAGATGCTTTGCAGGGTATTAATCGCCGCATGCACTTGCGCCGTGTTGAGCCAAACTTCTTGCAAGCTGGTACCATGGCCATGACCATTTTAGGTCGTAAGTTTGCCTCTGGTCCGTTTGAAGAAAATTCTGGTCCTTACTATTTTGACCCAGATACTGGCAAGATTGATTTGCGTGTAGAGCATCGTTTAGTTCGCCTGCAGTTTGTATCAAACACCATTAACGGTAACTACGAGATGGGTCGTAACCTCATTACTTGTGAATTTGGTGACGAAAGACCATAATCATGGCCGGCGTGATTCACTCAGTTCAAAAGTTTTTCCCTATCGTTCCAGACTACATGAGCTGGGAAGACTTTAACGGCAACCTAGCAATTTACTACGGGCGTGAGCCTATCATGTTTGCCCCAGAAGAGAATTGGAGAGCCGGTGCAGATAACATTGCCTCAATGTCTACCTTTGCTGCTTACCCAGTTCCGGTAGCCGCAGAGTTTGAAACTTGGCAAGAATGGGCCAAGGCTTTTACCGAAATAATTAACGGCCCAAGTCATTGATTTAGGGCGCAAATACGCTATTACGCGTATTAGTGTATATAGAAGCACTTAATAAAAAGGAACCAAAAATGCACGGTTTACAAACAATGAAGTACCTCAATGAACAAGCTGCAGCCGAGGCAATTTTGGCTAAGCATGACAAAGATGAGGTAAACCCAGCTTTTCAAAAAGCTGTAGAGGAAGCACTGGCTGCTCGAGCAAAAAACATTACTGAGTAATGTCCTCGTTTGTTGATTCAAAAAAGAAAAAGCTATCTGAAGAAGAGATAGTAAAAATTGCTGCAAAGGAAACTGGCGGCAAGTATACTGCCGACCAGATTAAGGCCAGCTTAAGCGTTGAAGCGTTTAAGATGAAAGCCCTAATGATGCGCGAAGGCAATACCATATTTGTAGTACATCAAGCTCCAACCGATGGCACCATTGGTCAATTCAGAGCAATTAATGCCGATACTATTCCTAACTATCTGCAGAACTCCCTGACATTTACCAAGGCTATTGGCTTAGCTGGTTTTAAAACATTAGTAACCCAATTTGCTGACAAGTCCCTTTTAAACATATTTCACTATGTGAAAAGACACGCACCATTTCCTAATATGGGGTTTAGTATTCAAAAAGCGCCAAATGGCGAATACGTTGTTACTGTAAACCTTGGTACTGTTCGTAAAGGTGCCAAATAATGGGTGGAGTCGTATCAGCAATTTCAAGCGGACTTTCCGACATTGGTAGCGTTGTATCTGATGGTATAACCCAAATTGGCAGCGCTGTAAGCCAAGTTGGTAACGCAGTTGGCCAAGCTGTGCAATCTATTGGCAACGCAATTAAACCAGTGGTGCAAAAAATTGAAAGCGATCCAATAGGCACCATTGCCTCAGTCGCTGCAGTAGCCACAGGACAAGCCTGGGCACTACCACTTATATCAGCGGCTGATACAATCGCCCACGGTGGAAATTTAGTTCAAGCGGCAGAAGGTGCCGCTATGTCGTATGTAGCTGGTAACATTGCTTCTGCAGTGTCTGGCGCAATTTTAGTACCAGCTGACAGCGCCGTATCTATGGCGACCAACGAAGCAACTACTGCTGCTTCTCAGGGCATGACAGCTGATGAGATTTCAAATATTTTGCAACAATCTGGCGCCGGTGGTGCTGGTGGTATTCCAGCAAACATCGCAGAC